TTCTAACTCGTTATAAATATCATCGGCCTGGGCATCAACATATTTACTAAGCTTATCACCAACAGGAAAGCCAATCTTTGCAAGCTTCATCACAGCATTCCACTTTTTTATTTCGCTTACATAAGAATCAAAATTTTCTTCTTTAATAAATTCTATTGCACTTTCAATCTTGTCGAACCCACCATATTCGTCATACTTTGCACTAAGCTTTGAATGCTTTGAAAGATACATACTAATCGTAAGTTCGTCCAAAGTATTTTTCTGTTCTATATTAATAAGATCGTTTGCGATAGAATAATAAACTCTCCAGGCATTATTTGTAATATCATCAAGCTTTAATGATGTTTCTCTAATTAAATCAGGATTTTTATAAATAGACGATACTGCATTGGCTTCTGCAATCAATTTGAACTCATTGATTTTTTTTATTGTTTCAATGCATTCTTTTTGAAATGCAGAAGCAGTTGTCGCACTACTGCGGTCTTTTGCATTATGTACGACCTTACCCATTTACCAAAGCTCCTCGAACGTCTCATTCATAGATTCATTAATATCTTCAGACTGTCTCTGGTATTCAGCTACTTCATTTACCTGGACTTCAGTATTTGCTTTCTCACTCTTTTTCTTACTCATTTCCGCATTCCTCATTCTTGTATACACATCATTCAGATCATTCCGAACGATTGCACATATATAATTTATTTTTTGTAATTCACCATCGAATTTTTTATTCTTAATGGCATTCTTTATTACAAATTTATTTATCTTAAAAGTAGCAAATATAACATCTATTGGATAAGAACCGTACTGCTCGCAATTATTATTTGCCACTGCTTGACCTCTTTGAAGTCCTATCAATGCTAATGCTCCAGCTTTTTGTATCTTCTGATCAATTCCGTCATACCCAAGTAATTCTGTTTCAATCCATAAACACATGTCACGAAACTTTTCATCTTTCCGGCCAACAATTTCAGCTTTCTTATCCTCTATTGTTTTTGCTTTTCTTCTTTTTGCCATAATTATTTTGTCTCCTATTGCCTAAAAGATGTCCCGGAGCCAAAACTCCGGGATAATTATTATGCAGCAGTTAATGCAAGAATCTCTTTGGCAACATCGATGTCGTCTACTGCCATCGGATTTTCATATCCTTTTTCTTTGGCAAGAGCAAGTAGTGGTTTTAGCACAGCTGCTTTGCCTTTATTTGCTATACAAAAATCTTTGATCTTAGCTTTAATATCATTAAGCTCCTTTTCTTTCTTATTAGATTCCTCTACAGCCGCAATCTGTTCTGCTCTCTTTTCTGCAGCTGCATCCTGCTCTTTCTTTAATTCTGCAATAGACTTTTTGCCTTTGCTTGCCTCTGCTTTAATGGCATCTGTAAGAGCCTGAATAAGAGAATCAACATTAAAATCGCACTCCGGAACAATATCTGCAAATCTGGATTTGGAATCAATGGAATAAGAATCATCACGGAATGTAATTTTTCTGCTTTCTTTAGCGATTACACCCTTCATGATGTCTTTCTTCTTATCGTCCTTTTTACCAGTTTTTTCCTGCACGATTTCTCGATCAATAGATGCGACACCAAGGAAATGTAACTTCGTTTTAATTGCATTAAAATCTCTCATTGACATATTAGTTGTAAGAGACGTATATGTCTGTCCTGTTACAACATCCTCCTGCTGTCTCTGTTTAACATGTCCAATAATAATGAAGTGGACTCCGACTGATTTCAATTCCCAAAGTTTATCAAGAACAATCTCTGTTGCTTTATCCTCGCCACTCATGTATCCTCCAAAAGCAGCTTTGATTGATTTTACTGGTTTTTCTGGATGTTCCGCATTATGCATACGAATTACTTCTGGTTTTGCAATCTCAATAAGCTGATCATATGTATCAATTACAACTGTTTTAAGATCCGGATACTCTGTAGATTTATGTTCAACAACATCGTCTACAAAATCCTCAAATCCAATAGAGTTGGTGTATTCATCATAATCCATTGACCACTCAGGACAATTCAGATAGTTAATTCCATCGATTCCATCTGCGCCATCCTCTTTTCCACACTCAAGAAATCTATATCCATCTTCTCCAACAAGTTTTTCGCACATCTCTTTAATGATGGTTGTCTTTCCAATACCGCTTTCTCCAATAAGCCCAATATTGTAGCTAAGTGGATCAATTTTAATAACATTCTTTTTTCCGTATCCCATTTTTATAATTACCTTTCAATTATTAGTGTTTATATATAATTTATTATTTACAGTATTAAATTTTAAACAATGCTATCCATCCAGGAATCATCATCCAGATCATCAGATGGCTCTTCCTTCTTCGGTTTCTCTTCTTCAAAAGGAACTTCATCTTCGTCTTCTTCCGGTTCCTCATGCTTAATCAAATAATCAAGCATCAAATCATCATCTGAATACTTATCTTCAAATTTCTGGATCTGAAGAGTTTTACTACCTTCTTCTCCAACCATACGAAGAAATGGACGTTTAAGAATCATTCTTCTTTCTTTTCCTTTGTTTTCAGAACATTTCGCAAGAGCTTCTTCCATAGAATATGCACCAAGATCAATTAGCTCTTTGATGTCTGCCGGAATGTCAGCTTCTGTTGCCTGTACCGTTGCTCCTCCCTCGACAAAAATTCCTTCACAAGTAAGCATTGTAATGTTCTTTTTCACTTTGAATACTTTGGAAATAACAAGATCTGCTTTCTCTTTATTGTCCGGATCAACTTCATAATCAAATACTTTTCTCAGCGGTACAAACTTTCCGCCTTTTACGGATCCACCATCAGTAAGATCATTTCCGTTATATTCTTTAAACTTCTCAAGAATCATACCGACAATTGGATAAACCATCTTGTCTTTATCGAGTTTTCCAACCGAATCTTTATTCAGCAGCATAGTCTGTGTGAACATAGCAATTGGAGTATCTTTATCTGTTTTAAGGAAAATACTGTTAATCTGTTTTGTTACCTGAATAGCATCATTGTAAATGGAATACTTAAGCTGTCCTTTCACTTTAATTTCTGTTCCATCTTTAAGAGTGTCTGAAAGATAGTTGATTGCATCATAATCGGAAAGGAATTTTTTCTCAACAATGTTTCCATCTTTATCTCTCTCGATTCCAATTCTGATAAAACAAAGATTTCCGACATCCTCAAGAATACTCTCGTCGAGACGGTCTTCCCAATCGATAGTATATATATTGTCAAAATCATCAACTTCTCTTCCGGTTTTCTCATCTATCTTTTTACCATGGACATATAATGGATACGGATTGCTAATACTATATCCTCCCATTAGCTGACTCTGTACAAGTCCATATTTCTCTCCACAATCAACATTTAATAGCATTCTGGAGTAGATATAATCACTCTTTTCTGAATGTGCATCAATATTGAATGGAAATTTACCAAGAGCTGCTTTTCCTACAAGTGTAAAACTCTGAATCCAGCCCTTTTTGTCTAATGCTTTTTTTTCTTTTACTTTTGCCATTGTCTATTATCTCCTATAATCGTAATATCTACTGTCGTTATTCAACTTCATTGATCTGTCATGGAAATATCGAATCACATTAATCCGGCCACAACATTTACACTCTACTAATTTGGTTGAATATCCAAATCCATGATCATCTGTAAATGTTTCGCTTTCTTCATAGTCAAAGATTTCATTGCATATCCCACATGACATTTGTTTCATTTGCTGTCGTTGTTCCATTCAAGTCCTCCTCTCTTTTAGATTGGAAGATCAAGAATGCAAGTATGCAATTCTATCTCTGGATGATTGTGATCACGATATCCATCAATGAGATAATAGATAATCGCGGTTTTGTCACCCTGACATCTCTCCACTGCTTTAAGAAAACAGTGTTTCAATCCTATTTACATATCTCTTTCATTTTTATATTTTGCATAAAGTTTATATTTTACAGTATAAAATCAAAAAAAATTAATCGTTTTTGATCTTGACCTTACAACCAAATTTCTCTTCGACTTCATCCATCGTAACTTCTTTTACGGTATCATCATAGATAAGTTCAAATTCCGGAAATAAGTATTTCATAAAATTTTCATCTATTCCGCAAGGTAACTGGGAAATCCTATGAATGTCGTTAGTTCTCCACACTTTAATAATGCGATCATTCATTCTGTAATCAAATACACAAAACCGCATATTTCCAGTTAAGCATCTGAATGTTCTGAATTTATTGATGCTTCTGTTATCTACTTTACTGTAATACCATTTAATGAGATCTCCACGATCAGTGTTCTTTAAAACAATACCATAACTTCCTTTTGTAGAAAGAACAATATCGCCTGTCCGAAGATCATTCAAACACATTGTTTTCATAATCATGCTCCTTATACATTTACTTTATTTTCTATTGTAGCGCTACAAATTGGCATAGACGGAATCGAACCGTCATTATATTGATCCATGAGTCAATTATTCTACCATTGAACTATATGCCAAACCATTTATGTATACCTACATCAAAGAAGAAAGGATTGCCTGATAGAACTTATGCAAAACATCAGGCAATGGAAATTCTGGGACTCGAACCCAGGACCGACCGGTTATGAGCCGGTTGCTCTAACCAACTGAGCTAAACTTCCATTCTGATTTTCTATGATTACCACAGAACTTATGCCTAACGTCTTAGGCGTCATTCTTTACCTACCAACCAACCTCGCCATAGAAAATCATTATTCCAGATACGACTACACCAAACCATATTGTTTGCCTCACCATACTTTCTCACCCTCACCTCGTCATGTATCAAGAATACTTCAGAAATATTTTTCTTTTATATGACTACACCAAACCAACTACATGTTTGCCTCACCATATTACCTCATCCTCGTCATATAAAAGATCATCTATATAAATGTATGTGCTACCAAACCCTCTACCAACCTCGCACAGAGCCATACCCAAAGTACAGGCTGTTCCCAACTTAGCTTCGTCTCATTATTGTAAAATTGTAACAAAATATATTACATTTGTCTGAGATTAAGAGATAAGACGCCTTGCTTATTCTATCTCAAGTAGGTTAACCTTCAGATCTTAATTAATCCGTGGCCTTTGGATATCTATAGATCTGAGTACGGATAATGGGACTTGAACCCATATGAGTTTCCTCCGGAGAGTTTGAGTCTCCTGCGTCTGCCTATTTCGCCATATCCGCTTGAACAACAATTCTACAATAAGAAGCGTTTGATAAACCCGGGGATCAAGTATTTCATATGTGAATTGTTGCATTTTGATTATTTATCGCCAAAGGTTATCGTCCTAAGAAAGCTTTTTCGTAGACTCTCTCGCTGCCACGCCGTTTATACAGTTTTATTCACGGTAACTTCAGACATCTTTAAGTTTCATGTCGCTCTTTTTGTAGTGCGTACTACAAAACTGGGGTAGCAGGATTCGAACCTGCGAATGCTAGAGTCAAATTCTAGTGTCTTGCCGCTTGACGATACCCCAATGATTATCCACCATTTACTAGCCTTGTAGATTACTTATGGTCAAATACAACTATACCAATAACATTTGTCAAGGATTTGATAAAATTTTATTCTTTATTATTTACTCTTTTAACTTTGATCAAAAATAAACTTTGAATTTTAAGCTTTATTACTTGACCTTTACAACTTTAAGCTTTACAGTGCAGTAATTAATATTATTTATCCATAATATGTATTTATAATATATTCGAATTAAAAGTTCGACCATTATTTAAATTTTTTATTAATATCAAATTTTCTACCACCAACTGTAGACCTTTTTGATTTTAGAGTAGAGAGCTTCTTTTTGGCTTTATATGAGACTATGCTCTCCTGAAAGTCTAATAAGTTGTAATTTAAAGTTTTCAGTAAACAATGGATAATTCTAATTTATATCAAAATCAATAATTGATTTCGATTTCCGTAATTGCGTTGCTCACAGAAAGTGCTGCATCAACCTCTGATTTAAAATTTGAGATTTCTTCTTCAAGAGCATTGATCTTATCATTTACCTTGATAGGATCGAGCAGGTCGTAGGACTGAGCGGTGATAAAATCGTTACGAGTACGATCAAACGCTTCTGCATTTACCTTTCCGTCTTTTGCGCCATACAAACCGATGACATACTGATCTGCTTTCTTCTCAAGTTCGTCTCCATTTCTGGTTTTAATAACAGCCTGAGCATTATTAAACTGTTGTTTCATCTTTCTTAAAAGTTCTTCTTTAAGATCCATGAAGTTGTTTTTCATATCAATGGCTTCTGCAACGGTATATTCAATTCCTGTAATAGTTACCTTTGTCTTAGCGTTTGAAAGAACAACTGCCGTTTTAATTGCGTTTCTGCGTGCCATAAGATCTACAACTTTATCATAAGATCCAGTCATCATGTTAAGATACTCATCAACTTTAATTCCATTGATCTTTTCATTAGAATGTTTATTAGTTACACAGAATACAGCTTCACTAATTGCTAAATGAATTCTATCATCGAGAATTTTAAGTTCTGAAAGTGCTTTATGTACTGTCATCTTTTCTGTTGTCATAACGTTTCTCCTTATAATCTTTAAATTTTAATATGTATAAATGCTGAAACCGAACTTCACATTTTACCTCCATTTATACTGCATAATGTAAAGCTTTGTCCTCACATCTAATTACCTCGATATGATCTACTCCAACTGCTGCCAGTTTCGTATCATCTTCGTCTGTAACATCACTGGCTTCGACTTTTACATATTCGCCTGGAACATAATTAATTCCACGTTTAGTATCAAATACACAATCTGCGTTTCTAAAACTAACATATATACATCCATTATTAATATATAAATATTCTGCAAATTCTTCAGATTTATCAAATAGATCAAGATATTTAAATGTCTGATTAGTTCTGCCATCCTTCATATATGTATATATCGCATATTTCACAGACGATGTATTTACGATATTCAAATCTTTAATTGCGTTTTCAAAATCACCAGAATGATTAATTTCAAAAGCAATCGCTCTTAAGCAATCATAATTAAGAGGAACTTTTTTAGAGAAGCTAATTACTTTGGTAATTTCACCATATTTTTCTTTTGGGAGCTTATCCTGCATGTATTCTGTAATATCATCTGCGTCTGGATAATCAAATCTAAAATGATAGTGGAATCTTCCTGGACGATTCACCAAAAAGTCACTAAGATTTCTAAGTTCATTACATGTGATAACGAATAATTTCTTTCCGTCGTATAAACCATCAAATAAAGTAAGCAGCTCCGTCTGCGGATCCGCCGCTCCATCAGGCGCTTTAATTCCTCCGAATGTTTTGTCATATTCATCGAACATTACCATTACTTCTTGATTAATAGATGCAATGAAATCTGCAATTCCAGGAATATAGCTATCAACAATAAGAACTGGAATGTCTCTTTTAATAGCCTCAGTAGCAAGAATTTTCGCAAATAAAGATTTTCCAATTCCCTTATCTCCTGAAAGGATTACTCCTAAATTCTTATCAAAATAAGGAAATGCATTAAGAACTTTGTTTGCCTTACTCATATGAATCCCATAGATTTTATTTTCTCTTACAACAATATCCGTATGTTTATCAAGAAAAAATCCAGAGTTTTTTGAAAACGATACTGAATATGCTTGAGCCGGAAGTTTGTCAAATACTTCGAGTTCATCATTATAAGCTTGGTATGTAGTTCCAATTTTAATTACTTTCATGTTTCTTCTCCTTTATTTTCATTATATAAACGGCCCTGGAAGGATTCGAACCTTCTCCGCAACAGTCAAAGTATTGTGTGCTGCCATTACACCACAAGGCTAAAATGTCTATATTAAGTTTATATTTTACAGTATCAAAATCTTTTTTTATGTTACCTACAAGATGATGTCATCTCATAGGTAACATTGTTTAATTCTTTGTATCTATGTTAAGTTTATATTTTACAGTATCGAGAGTTTTAAAAAGCAGTCCCTCATTCGACTGTATATGTATTATAGCACATGTATATCACATTGTCAACATGAAATTTATAATTTACAGTATCAATTTTTAAAATACATTTTCACTTGTACAATTGATATTTTTTACTTATAGTATGAGCAATATCATCTGGAAGGGGACGGAACCATATTCCAACAATGGTAGTTCCGTTCTCTTCTTCTGGCTCTAGCTCAGTAAAACAACAGTCAGCAATTATACCATAATCTCTGTCTTCAATAAGCCCTAGATCATTCGCGATATCCTTTGCTTTAAGTAGTTTGTTCTTATTCTTTGCTTCGCATACTGTTTTTACAAAATTTCCGTCAATATACTGTTCATATTCCTCTTTTGGAATATATACAGTAGACTTATAGTGCGTAATATCATCAGAATCCGCCGGGACTTCCCTTACAGGAAGCCCTATAGCATTGAAATTCATCTCGATCGGAGTAACAGGCTTGATCAATCTTGTATAATATGCCTCCACACAATGCATCAACATTGCAGACAATTTGCCTGGACTTAGGTTAAGATCTTTTCTTATTATAAATAATCTTCTATATCCCATAAACATACCTCAACGTTTCTTCTCATCAGAATCATTTACAATCTGATCAATCTTATCAACAATATAATCCACTACATCTTCACTTGTCTTACCAATTTGGTCAATGTTATCCGAAGTAAGCTGATCCACTACAGCAATCGTATATATAGTTTCTTTTGATGGTATTAATGCAGCAGATATACCAGAAATCATAAAAATAATTCCAAATATAATTACAATTTTATCTACTTTCTCTTCATCGAGGAGACGAAATACTGCAACTATAAAAGTACATATAGCGATCAATACACATATAAGTTGTATATTTTTTGATATTCCAGCAAAATATATCAACCATGGATTAATAATTGGCTCCATAATTACACCTCTTATTTCGCTTCAGATTCCACTTCACTTGCAATCTTCTTAACAACAAGACGTTTCGCAGCTAGTCTTAGACCAAATTCTAAATCAAATTTATCTCCTTCTTCTTCATTACAGGATGCCA